AGCACTCAATACATTAATTCAAGGTGGTGGAGCTTTATTAGTAAAACAAGCTACCATTATATTCCATGAATTAGCCTATGGGATTGGTTTCAAATTTGGTGAAGACTACGCAATGGTTCTTCACGTACATGATGAAATGCAGTTCGTAGTTAAGAAAGACAAAGTAAAAATATTCACAGGTTTACTCAAACAAATTTTTCAAAGAACACGAGACCATTTTAATTTTAGATGTCCATTGGCAGGTGAAATTAAAGTTGGCACTAATTGGAGTGATACACACTAAGGCACGACCTGACTTTGACTTGGATTTAAAATTCGGTCAACAAAAAGAAAACGAACTTCAAGAAATATTACATAACGAACAAATAGAATGTAAGACTGATAAACTCTGTAAACGAACAGGCAATGTATTTGTAGAATTTGAAGATAGAGGAAAACCTTCAGGCATCAACACTACAAAATCAGCTTACTATGCTTTCTGTTTATTTAAAGAAGAACGTCAAACAAAACAAATCTGGATTTTAATCCCGACAACAATTCTCAAAAAATTAATGGAAAAATATCCCATCAAGAAGGGTGGGGATAATTGGGAAGCTAGAGGTCACATAATTCCTAAACAAGATTTATTAAATTATGAAATTTAAAAAATATAAAATTATCTTTTTTGACCCAACTGGAAACAGTGGGTGGATGACTGAAGATGAACTTTATAATTTTGAACCTGAAGAATGCATAATCGAAGCATATGTTTATTCTAAAGACAGACAGTTCGTACATACTTTTGCTTCTTACACCACAAACAAAGACACAGGAGATACAGATTACGGTGACTGTAATGTACTTCCAACTACTTGTGTCAAATCAATGAAAAGGATTTATGAAAAACATAAATGATTTCTTTGCTAACAAGAATAAAAAAATGTTAGTTGACGGAGACTTACTAGTCTACAAGATTACTTCTGGTATAGAAGAACCTATTGACTGGGGAAATGATGTTTGGACTTTAAGTGCAGACATGGGTTTAGCTAAACAATTATGGAAGCAATCCATAGGATATTATTTAGGATTAACTAAATCTAAAGATGCTCTGATTATATTTTCTGATAAAGTAAATTTTAGAAAAAAATTAGATAGCACTTACAAATCACACAGAAAGAAAATTAGAAAACCAACTATATGTTGCTATGCGAGATTGGATAGAGGACACACATCAGTGTGGTTCTTTACCAAATCTTGAAGCTGATGACACAATAGGTATTTATGCCACTTCATTATATAAAGATAATTGTGTGATAGTTTCAGGCGATAAAGATTTCAGAACTATACCTTCATGGCAATGCTGCATCATAGATGACCAGATTGAAATAATAGATGACAAGTTAGCCAACTATAATTTCTGCACACAAGTATTAACTGGCGATGTTGCGGATGGTTATAAGGGATGTGTTGGTGTGGGTCATATTAAAGCATCAAGAGTTCTTCTAAAACCTAAAACCTTAGATGAAATGTGGGATGCAGTTATTAATGAATATTTAAGAAACAAATATTCTATTGATGATGTGTATCATCAAGCAAGACTTGCAAGAATATTAAGAGCAGGTGAATACGATACGAAAACACATCAACCTTTACTATGGAGCTATAAATATGGACAGTATTCAAATACTAGACAAAACCAAAAAACTGCTTAGTGAAGACCGAGAGAAAAAACATGGTAATAAAATAATTAACCATGAAAACATCTCTAGGCTTTGGTCAGGTTATTTACAGAATAAGTTCAAACTTAATCTAGTAATCCTACCTGAAGATGTTGCTAACCTAATGGCTCTATTGAAAATAGCTAGAACCCAAGCAGGTGAATATAACGAAGATGATTATTTAGATACCTGTGGTTACGCTGCAATAGCAGGAGAAATAGCCAATAACAGAAAAGTATTAATAAGTACCACTTTGGGAGAACGCAATGCAAAAACAATCAAAAAGTCCAATAATAAGTAAAGAACTTATAGGTTATTTGGAGAGCTTATTCCCAGAAAAATGCGCAGACCTAAATGACACTGAACGACAAAGTATTTACAAATCAGGTCAGAGGTCTGTCGTAAATCATCTAATCGAAAAACTTAAATTACAACAGGAGATATAAATATGTGCGGTTCAATTTTTACACCCAAGATACCAAGTCCACCACCTGCACCTGAACCTATACCAATAGTAGACAATAATCCTACGATTGCAAAAGCGGTGACAAAACAAAAAGCACCTAATATTGCAAATCAAGAAGGTTATATTGCTAGGAAAAGGGTAGGTAGAGGAACTTTAAGAATACCTTTAAGTTCATCAGGATTAACAGCAAGTGGTCTTAACATTCCAAGTGGTTAATTAAATGTTAGAAAGATATGTTCTTTCAGACACTGTAGCCGAAGACAAAAGTTCAATTCAAGGTCAATACAGTAAGTTAGAAATCAATAGAGAAACATATTTAGAAAGAGCAAGAGAATGTGCAGAATTAACACTCCCAACATTATTTCCACCTAAAAGTTTTAGTGCAGCTACAGAATACAAAACACCATACCAAAGTATTGGAGCAAGAGGAGTAATGAATTTAGCATCTAAAATGATGTTAGCTTTATTTCCACCACAAGCACCATTCTTTAGATTGTCTTTAGATGATTTAGTTTACAAACAAATTGAAGCTGACCCAAAACAAAAGACTGTATTAGAACAAGGTTTAGCTAAAATTGAAAAAGCTGTTATGGATAATCTAGAAGTATCTAATGACAGAGTTGCAATTTATGAAGCATTAAAACAACTTATTGTTTCAGGAAATGTTTTATTAAGATTAAATGAAAGTGGTCTAAGAGTTTTCAGTTTAGGTAATTATGTTATTAAAAGAGACCCACAAGGTTCTGTTTTAAAAATAATAATTAAAGAAGCTATTAATATAAATACTTTACCAACGAAAATTGCTTTAGCAATCAAAGAAGGTAAAGATGAAGATGAATATAAAGATAAGGATTTAGAATTATATACTTGTATTACTAGAGAACAAAATAAATACATTTTAATACAAGAGTGTCATAAAAAAATAATTTTAAGAAAAGAATATAAATTAGATAGTCTTCCATTCATTGCTTTAAGATTTAATAGAGTAGATGGAATGGATTACGGTAGGTCAATGTGTGAAGCCTATCTTGGTGATTTAAAATCGTTAGAGGGATTAACACGTTCTATTCTTGAAGGAAGTTCAGCATCAGCAAAAATGTTATTTATGATTTCTCCATCAGGGACAACCAGAGCTTCAAGTTTATCTAAAGCACCTAATGGTGGAATTATAGAAGGAAATGCAGGAGACGTTTCGGTTTTACAAGCAAACAAATTTGCAGATTTTAGAATTGCATTTGAAATGATGAATAGAGTTGAACAAAGATTACAATTTGCATTTTTATTAAATGCTAGTGTTCAACGTCAAGCAGAAAGAGTGACAGCTACAGAAGTACAACTTGTGGCACAGGAATTACAATCTTCGTTAGGCGGAATTTACGGATTACTTACAACAGAATTTCAGTTGCCTTACATTAATGCTAAGTTAGCAATGTTACGGCAACAGAAACTACTACCGAACTTACCTAAAGAAATGGTGCGACCAAAAATTATAGTTGGTTTGGAAGCATTAGGTAGAGCAAGTGACAGAATGAGATTACTTCAATTTTTGTCTGACCTTGCAGGAACTTTAGGTGCAGAAACATTAGGTCAATATATAAATGTTGATGATGCAATTAAGAAATTTGCAATAGCTAATGGTCTGGAAACTCAAGGGTTAATTAAGACACCTGAAGAAATCCAACAGCAACAACAACAACAACAATCGCAACAATTTGCCCAGTCTTTACAAGACCCTAGAGTGCTAACTGAAGGTGTTAAATCTTTGAGTAACTCTGGACAACAAGTTGATGTGGAAGTGGAGCAACAATAATATGAGTACAGATAGAGTAGAAATAATACCTGACACTGATGAAAAGTCATTAGAACAGTCAGCAGAAGAACTAAAAAAGAATGATGGAGTGGATGTCAGCGAGGACAATGCAGTCAATGCAGATGGCACGTCAATCAAAATCAAAGACATCAAGCAAGAAGACTTACAAACAAGCACAGAAGATAGACCTGACTGGTTGCCTTCTAAATTTAAAAATGCTGAAGAATTATCTAAAGCATATGGTGAATTAGAAAAGCAATTTTCTTCAAGAGGTAAAGAAGAACCAAAAGCAGATACTAAAATACCTGAAGCTGACAGTAAAAGAGTTCAGTCTTTAGATAAATTTTATAGTGAGTTTGCTGAAAATGGTTCATTAGCTGAAACAAGTTATGCTGAATTAGCAAAACAAGGTTTAACTAAAGAATTGGTTGATGGATATATTGAAGGTCAAAAATCCTTATCGGATAATGCCATTAATGTAGTTCACGAAGTAGCAGGTGGAAAAGAAAGATATGCCGAATTAATTGATTGGGCTTCTAAAAATCTATCTGATGCAGAACAAACAGCATTTAATAATATGGTTGATGCAGGTAATACTGACCAATCTAAATTTGCTGTTCAAGGTTTAATGCCAAGAGCTGGAATGACTACCAATCCAAATCAACCTGAACTATTTCAAGGTACTAGTGATATTACACCAACAGACAGTTATCAAAGTGTATCACAAGTCACTGATGCCATGAATGACC